GATGGTACAAAAATCATGGGAGCAATCGTTGCAAAAGAAAATATTCTAGTGTGGACTGATAATGCTTTATACTCAATGAAATTTGTTGGTTCTCCTTTCACCTTTGGATTCGAACAGGTTGGTACGAACTGTGGTTTAATTGGACAGAATGCATGTTGTGAGATTGATGGTGTTGCTTACTGGTTAAGTAATAATGGTTTCTTTGCATTTGATGGTACAGTAAACTCATTACCATGTAGTGTTGAAGATTATGTTTATGATAATTTTGATACTACTAAAGGTCAACAAGTAGCAGCTGGTATTAATAATCTATTTACAGAAGTTGTTTGGTACTACCCATCTTCAGGATCAACATATAATGATAAATATGTTGTATTTAATTATGGAGAATCTAAACAAGTACCTATGGGTAATTGGTATACAGGAGTTAATACTAATTCAATAAGAACCTCTTGGATTGATGCAATCGTTTATCCAAAACCGTATTCAACTGCCTTTGACAGTACAGGAACTGGTACTTTTCCAGAAATTGTTGGATCAACTGGTTTAGGAGATACTACTTTATTTGAACAAGAAACAGGTACCGATCAAATTAATCCTGATGGGTCTACAACAACTTTAACATCTTATGTTGAATCATATGATATTGCTTTACAACAAGATCAACCAGAATTATTTTTAGCTATGAGAAGATTTGTTCCTGACTTTAAAACATTAACAGGAAATGCTAAAGTAACGATTGCATTAAAAGACTATCCTTCTTCAACAGCAGGCAATAGTACTTACAGTCCATTTACAATTACATCTGCAACAACTAAAGAAGATACTAGAGCTAGAGGAAGATATGCTAGTTTAAAAATTGAGAATGATGGAGCAGGTGAAGCGTGGAGATTTGGAACTTTCCAAATAGATTTACAACCGGACGGGAGAAGATAATGACAAAAATAGTAGTAAGATTACCAGAACCTAAAAGAGAATACACAGAGGATAACCAAAGACAAATTAACAGAGCGATTGGTTCTATGATAGAACAATTAAACTCTACATATTTACAACCAGATAAGGATGATCAAGAAAGATTTAATTTCTTCATGTCATAATGGCAAACGTATATAAAAATATTCAGGCTAAAGTAACATCTGCAGGATCGTACGATGACATGTATGAGGCTCCAAGTGCTACGTCTAGTATTGTTAAAAGCATTAAGTTATTTAATAGTCATAGTGGTGCTTTAGATGTAGAGATTAAAGTATATGATGCTTCATCTACTACGGATTATGAGTGGGATAAAGTTAACATAAATGCTACTGGAAGCATTGATTTATTGACCTTTAATAATGTTATTATTTTAGAGGCAGGGGATAAAATTAAGATGCAATGTGCCACAGGAAATGTTATAAAAATGACTGCTTCTGTATTACAAATTTCTAGACCTACAGAGGTCACAACAACATAAGGAAAAATATGCCATTTATAGAACAAGAACCTAAAGATGAAATTCAAACGATAAAAGGTGAAAAGGTTAGAGTTATTACACCTGAAGTAGAGGTAACACTAACTAATACTGAGACAGGTCAAGAGTATTTATCAGATAAGGAAGCTGACGATGATGTAGATCATCCTGATACAGCTACTAAAAGAGAACATATTAAAAGAGATATTCATGTTAAAGTTAAACAGGTTGTCTTAGGTGCTCAAACCAAAGGATTGTAAAACAAAGTAAAATAGGATATTTTAAAAGACTATGGCAATTACAGAAATTTTAGAAGAATCAGAAATGATAGAAACTGGTGCTCCAAGCATCAAGTACGAAGGAGAAAGACCTCTTAAGAAACAAGAAATGTTAATGGCTGGTCCTGATTGGTACACTAAAAGAATGGAACTATTGATGGATGAATACGGCTATGGCTATGATGAAGCTGGTGAAATAGCTTATGATAGTGATAAGTATTATGAAGTCATCGGCATTGATCCAGGTGGCATGGGCGATGAATCACGGAACATGGATGAAGAGGTTGTAGAAGAAGGAATTATGAGAACGGCTGCAGCTAATGGTGGACAATTAGTTAAACCAGGACCAGGGAGACCAGGTTATGCCGGACCTGCAGGTGGAGCATCCGCTGGTGGAAAGTATGGTGGTGATAGTTCTGGTGGTTATAGTGATAATGAAAGAGCTAGTAATCGTAATCAAGGACCAGCAGGTGGAGCATCCGCTGGTGGAAATTATGGTGGTAATGTTAATCCTAATCAAACTTATGGTGGTGGAGATAAAAGTCCAGGATTAGAAACTAATGTAAACAGAAAAAAATTAGCTCAAGCAAACGCAGAGAAAAAAGCCAGAGAAATTGAAAAACAAAAAGAACTACAAAAGCAAATAGCTAAATCTAATATATTAGAAGATTTAAAAAAGAAACCTAGAATGGTTACGATGAGTGGTTTTACTGGTGTGGATTTAGATGGAGATGGTATTCCTGATGACTTAGAAGATGAAGAAGGAGCAGATGATTTTAGATGGGATATGACCGATGCTAATAATTATGGTTATGGAACAGGTGGTTATAAAACAGATTTATTAGAATTTCAAAATTATCCTAAAGTTACAGATCAAAAAGGAATTGGTTGGACGCAAGGATTAGAAGGGTTATTAGATGCGGGGGCTGTAAAAACTAGAAAATTTTTTAGTGAACCTACTAAAGATATATTTGGTAGAGATCAAAAAGGTGTTTTAGCTGCAGGAAAATTTAATTATAAAGGCGAGCCTTTAACTGCTGGTCGTTTTGAAAAAATGAGTTTAGAGGAAAAAAATAAAGCTTACAAAGATTATATGGGTCAACGAATGTCAGGTCAAGTTGATGCCTATGGAAATTTAGCACCTGGATTAAGAAGAGAACAAATTAAACATAGAAATGCAGATGGAACATATACTATGAGAGAAGTTATTATGGGTGAAAAAGGTGGTGGAGGAGATAATTATATTCCGCCAATTTATAGCGATGGATCCGGAGGAGGCGGTTCAGAGGAAGAAGTTGTAGAGGAAGAATGGGAAATGCCTCTAGCATTTAGAGCTGAAGGTGGAAGAGTTGGTCTTCGAGGAGGTGGTCCACCCATTGCTGGTTCTGTACAGGCAATTCAAACAAAGGCATATCAACTACCACAAGTAGCACAAAATTACTCCCCCTATATTTCTGGTAGCGGTCTTGGCGGTCAAAGACCTGTTTTTCCTAGACTAAGGGAATTAGAACAAGGAGTAGGCAGAGCTGAAGGAAGTTTAAGCAAAATAAGAAATAGATTAGGAAATGATTCCCACGGACAAGTACCTGCACTAGCTGGAGCTGCGTTAGGCCTATCTCCTTTTGGAGGAGGTTTGGGAGGAATGATGAGTTCCATTAGACCTCTTCAGATAGGATTACAGAATGAATTACAACAATATACACCAGATCAAGGCTTGTTACAAAGCACTTTACGAGGTGGACAAGCATACGAGGATCCTGACTTTCAAAACGTGGATCAAGAAGCGAGAATTGGAAGAGCTTATGGTGGAATGATGGGTGATGATGGTAGACGTGCTTATGGTTTAGGAAGTATACTTAAAAAAGCTAAGAAGATATTTAAAAGTCCATTAGGTAAAGCTGCCTTAATAGGTTTAGGTGGATGGGGATTAAGTAAGGCTGGTTTATTAGGTAGTGGTGGTTGGAAAGGAATGTTATCTGGAATTAAAAGTAAAGGTCTTGGTAGCTGGTTAGGGGGACTTTCAACAGGAAAAGTAGCAGGTGCAATTGGTGGTATATCATTAGCAACCGCATTACTTACACCACCAGTTGATGAAGATGGTGATGGCTATGATGACAAAACAGGTTTTGATGTTGATGAATGGAGAAAAAAAGGAGCACAAGGATCTAAAGAAGTACCTTTAGCTTTTAGAGCTGATGGAGGGGATGCTGAATCAGGGCTCATGGACATGGGTGGTATGGAAAAAGATTATAGAGCTGATGGAGGTTTTGTACCTATCGGTGGTAAGGAACGAGCAGAC